CTTGATGTCACGATCAATCTTGCTAGTAAGAAGATCACTGACTATACTCCATTCGATGAAGTCTATGTTTATCATGGCTCTGATTGGAGCGGCAACCTAAACTTGTTTGGCGGTATAGAGAACTATCAAAACATAGAGACTGTTGGTGCTCTGTCTCGATTTAATGGTGAAGTGAAGTCGCTCATCATCGACTTTCCTCAATATAGCGACATGTTTGAGGCACGCTTGAAGAAAGCAAACATGTCATTCGACTGGGATTGGCAAAATCTTCGCAAGATCGAAAAGCAAGCGAAGACTGTAGATCCAAACCTAGTCAAGCGTTATGATCGGATCTCAATCGGCGACAGTCATGCGATCTGCATGTATCGACCTGGATGGATGAACGTCTCCACCCCGTTCAAGACCTTACATGGTGCGATTAAGTTGGGATTCGATCATTTCATACCTGAAGGCAGTTATAAAGAGATCGAGATCTACTTTGGTAACATCGACGTTCGTCATCACTTGTGTCGAAATGACGATGTGAAGAAAGCGGCAAAGGATCTTGCTGATCGATACACTGCTGCAGCCGAGTTCTTAGCAGACAAACACTCTGCAAAGGTGACTTTATGGGAACTTCTACCTATCGAAGATCCAAGCCGAAAGGTACCAAAGACTGGTAACTATAAGGGTACTCCTTTCTATGGGTCATGGCAAGAACGAACTGATGCACGTCAATACTTTATGGACGAGCTTGAGTCAAGTGATGTTCCAGTCTTCAAGTGGGTAGATAAGTTAAAGAATAAAAAAGGTGAGTTGGATTTTGAATTCATGGAGAAGCCACAGTCAATTCACCTTTCAAGGGCATCTTATCCCCATTGGCAAGGGAAAGAATGGACAGAAGTGAAGAAGGAAGAGGGTGTACAACTTGACGCATTTATGGTATAATGACATTTTACAGATGAGGATGTGTGTATGGGAATAATGGACAAACTAAAGAAGAACTCGAAGGTCGCTCATACAGAAGTGCTTTCGAAGTCTAAGTTCTTCAATGAAAAAGACATGGTGCCTACTGAGGTGCCGATGATTAACGTGGCTCTGTCTGGTAGTATGGATGGTGGCCTCACTCCTGGTCTAACTGTACTTGCTGGTCCTTCAAAGCACTTTAAGACTTCTTTCGGCTTAATCATGGCGAGTGCTTACTTAAAGAAGTACCCTGATTCTGTGCTATTGTTTTATGACTCAGAGTTTGGTTCGCCTCAGACTTACTTTGAAAACTTTGGCATTGATACGAGTCGAGTGCTTCATACTCCTATCACCGACGTAGAGCAGTTGAAGTTTGACTTGATCGCTCAGCTCGATGGTCTTGAGCGTGGTGATAAGGTTGTCATCATGATCGACTCTGTTGGTAACTTGGCTTCAAAGAAAGAACTCGAAGATGCGATGAACGAGAAGTCAGTCGCAGATATGAGTCGTGCGAAAGCGCTTAAAGGTTTGTTCCGTATGTGTACGCCTTACCTCGCGATGAAAGATGTGCCTTTGATCGCTATTAACCATACATACAAAGAGATTGCAATGTACCCGAAAGACATCGTCTCTGGTGGTACTGGTATCTACTACTCAGCCGATCACATCTGGATCTTGGGTCGTCAACAAGATAAAGATGGCACTGAGATCAAGGGTTATCACTTCATCATCAACGTAGAGAAGTCTCGGTATGTTAAAGAAAAGTCTAAGGTTCCTATCTCTGTTTCCTGGGAGGGCGGTGTACAGCGTTTCTCTGGTCTGCTTGATCTTGCTTTGGACGGTGGTTACGTTGCTAAACCTTCTAACGGGTGGTATCAGAGGGTGGACAGAGCGACGGGTGAGCTCGTTGATGGACGAGTACGAGAGAAAGAGACATTATCGGAAGCATTTTGGAAACCGATAATTGATGGCACAGACTTTAAAGACTACTTAACAAAACGATTCTCAATCACTACAAAGGCAGTTGAAGATGGACAGGTACATACCGCTGAGTAAATGGGTAGAAGGAATTGACTACGAGTTGGTCCCTCTACCAGAACATACAGATGCATGGGGCGTAAGGATCATGGCTGGATACTTTGTAGAGACTGTGGTCCAGTATGCAGCTGTTAGCTTCAACACAGAGAATGATACACTAAACTTCTCGTTTAAGGTACATAGTTCTCCTGATCCAGAAGCCAAACCAGAAAACTTAGAACTACAATCAGTCGCATCAGACATCCTCTCAGCGATCCTCGAAAAGGGTGTCTACGACGGTACAGTAAAGGTAACAGATGACGATGCAAAATCTTGAGTTGACGATCCTACGAAATATCCTTACAAATGAATCATACATGCGTAAGGTGTTGCCGTTCGTCAAGCCAGATTACTTTGAAGGCGTATATAAGGTTTTGTTCAAAGAAGTAGGTAAGTTTGTAGCAAAGTACAATCGTCTACCTACGCTAGAAGCATTTGCGATCGAGATCGACCAGTCAGATCGACTGACAAACGAGCAGTTCACGATGGCTCATGACATCTTACCACATCTATTCTCAACTGAGAAGATAGACGATGATTGGTTGATCGACACGACAGAGAAGTGGTGCCAAGATCGAGCTGTCTATAACGCGATCATGGAATCCATCTCTATCATTGATGGTAAGCATGAGTCGTTGACTAAGAATGCATTGCCAGACATCTTACAGAAAGCGCTTGCAGTCGCGTTTGATGTCAATGTAGGTCACGACTATATCGAGAACGTCGATCGTCGATATGAGTTCTATCATACGGAAGAGTCTCGAATCCCGTTTGACCTCGAGTATTTTAACAAGATTACCAAAGGTGGTTTACCAAACAAGACGTTAAACATCGCTCTTGCTGGTACTGGAGTTGGTAAGTCTCTCTTCATGTGCCATATGGCTGGTGCATGTTTGACTCAAGGTAATAACGTATTGTACATCACGTTGGAGATGGCAGAAGAACGTATCGCAGAGCGTATCGACGCTAACTTGTTGAACGTTGCTATCGACCAGATTGATAAGTTGTCGAAGGATCTTTTCACCACAAAGGTAGCAAAGATCTCTAGCCAAACGACTGGTAAGCTAATCATTAAGGAATATCCTACTGGTTCAGCACACACTGGTCACTTTCGCGGTTTGATGAATGAGCTCAAGCTGAAGAAACAGTTTGTGCCAGACATCATCTTTATTGACTACTTAAACATCTGTGCCTCATCGAGGATGAAAGGAATGGGCGGTGCCATCAACTCGTACAACTACATCAAAGCCATTGCCGAAGAAATACGTGGCCTTGCTGTCGAATTTAACGTTCCAATCGTATCAGCAACTCAAACAACAAGAAGCGGATACTCAAACTCAGACGTTGGACTTGAGGACACCTCTGAATCGTTTGGGTTACCAGCCACGGCAGACTTTATGTTCGCTCTTATCTCGACAGAAGAGTTAGAGCAGCAAGGCCAGATGATGGTCAAACAGTTGAAGAATAGATACAATGATCCAACGTATCATAAAAGGTTCGTTATAGGAGTTGACAGATCAAAGATGAGACTTTATGATGTTGAAGAGACTCAGCAAACTTTGACTGATGATACTCCATTGTATGATAAGTCTCAAGAAGTAAAGAAGACTAAGTTCGAAGGGTTTAAGCTATGAGAAAGCACTTTGTAATTTGGACAAAAGATAACTGTGGGTTCTGTATAAGGGCTAAGCAGTTAGTCACACAAAAGGGTCATTCATACGAAGAGAAGAAGGTTGCACCAACAGAGCATACGATGAATGAACTCTTAGACATCGTCCCTGCTGCCCGCACATTTCCGCAGATCTTATTGTATGGAGAACTGGTCGGAGGATACACTGATCTTGTTGAATACTTTAAGGAAAATGAATGAAAGCACGGTTAATCAGTGTCTCGAAACCTACAAGGAAGATGTACGATGATGGGGTGGTTGACGCGCAGGACCTTATCTCATTCTGCGCTAGGGTTTCCAATCCCTCGAACCAGCTCAACTTGGGCACGGCAGAAGGTCTCATCAGAT